ATAAACTATATGTATCGGATGAAATTTTCTGATTAGAAGTTAACATTCATTGTCCGTAAAATATATTATGAAAGAATTGAGAGCCCCTCTCAAGGAGGAGGGGCGTCGAGATCGCGACACCCTATGACTAAAAATTTTATAAAAAAGAGATAGGGTTAAAGAGCCGCCAAACCGGCCATGCCAGCAGAAATTACAGGATCAATAATTGACTTATTGTTCGTATAAAACTGGTAGGCACGGCCACCCATTGTTCGGATCTTACGGATAATTTCCTTAATATGCTCTAAATGGACCTTGTTTTCCATGGCATGCGGGACGCCGCGGATGCATGATTTGATAAAATCAACAGTTGCTTGACTTCCATCTTGCTCTTCACTCAACAAGAATTGAGAATCGGTTTGGAACATCCAGATACGATGTAATTCAACACGTATAGCAGCATAATCGCCTGCTACGGAAGTTGTAGTACCCGGATTCAGTTGACCTGAAATAATTATTCCACCGTAATCAAACTTATTCATTTCAGAAGCAGTTCGAAGTTCTACATCTTGAACGCCAGCTGGCGCCCAAATTGCATAAGCACCATTGTCGAAGGGGCCGTTGAAGTTACCTGTTGCCATTGCGAGATTTCCAAAGTTCTGATATTGACCATAATCCATAGTGACATTATCATTAAGATAGAACTTGTCAATCGTTCCGCGAGGAACATGGCATGCAGCGACGTTACCTCCAGCAAACATCTGTGGTTGAATACAAGTAGCCAAACACGACATTGCCAGGGGAGCGCCATTTTGAAAAAGACCATTATCGATTAGAGTTGTGAACTCATATCCATAAGCTCGGACGATAGTTATCATATCTACCGTCTGACCGGTAAAACCGGAGTTGTTCGTCAAAGCGAACACTTGACCAATTGAATCGACTACTTCGATCAAAATTGTATATGCTTCATTTAATGTGGCTGGGAACGCAGGAGTTGCGCGCTGATTTTGAATCACATGAGAACCGTTCGGGAACGTCATCGTAAGTAATGCAGCAGCTGGGCCAGGATATGAAACATCCAACATGATCAAATATGTACCAACGCTAAGCTGGAAGTAGTCGGTAGTACCGACAGCGGTAACGGTGATGGGCAAACCAAAAGAATCATTCAATTCGACAGCAGCAGGGCCGCCAAAGAAAGAAGCAGTGCCTCCAGGACCGTTAAAAGATATATGACCCAATGGGGGTTGGGTAAGGGGGGCAAAGAAAGGATCGAGTTGTAGGTTTCGATTTCCAATCTCAGGAACGTAATTGGCAGGATTAGCAAAATTTGTATTGGGCCATCCAGCAGATGAATTAACAACTAAATTTTGCCAATGTTCCAAGACATCAGTACCACCAATAATAGGCTGCACAAAGATTGAAAAACGACCATCATCAGGATCGCCAGGAGTAGAGAAATGGACGGAGACGTTAAACACCTCTTCTGAATGCACCATAGCAGTAGCTATATTGTCACCGTTAGGATAACGACTATATATACCACCACCAGGATTAATTATCATCCGACAATAAGCTTCAGGATTTGCAGGAAGAACAGGAATTCTAGCCGTTTCACCGACCTCATGATCAGGAGTAAACTTCATTCCCGTTCCAGATGCAACCTTCATCAAATTGGATGCTCGCACCTTGGCAATTTTCTTACGCCGTCTTCGAGTCGCAGACCTCGAAGGTAAAGACCTGTTTTGTTGAGGGGGAGGAGAAGCGAGAGTCAGTTGATTAACTGACTGTTGGAGCTTGTTAATTGCTTGGATTTCCATGCTTCGCATGGGACCCTTCTGTGCTTTCTTCTTTCGCGCCATGAAATTTTAAACTCCCGGAATTCTCCTGAGGGAATTGTTGTAAAATAGCGAGCTGATATTCAGGTACAAACTGACGAATGTCAATTTGATCCGGAAAGCTCTCTAATAACCACGCGCAGTAGTCCGTACACAGCTTAAAAGCTTCTTTGTTCGTAAAGGCACTATTTCGAATACCACATGCTCTTTCCCAGACTTGGGCAACATCAAAAATGCCAGGACCTGCAATTAATGCGGAAAGTATACGCTCATACGTAAGGCAACCAACATGACATTGGAAATCCTCATGTAGAGTGACATAATGACCTAAAAACTCCAGATTATCAGCAAATTCGACTTCCATGCCTAGCTCGGCCATATATTTTGAGATAATTGTTTCATTAAACTCAAAAGGCGGCTGATTCCAAAAAAGAACGGAATCATCACCATATATATATATCTTGACATACTTATCGAAATCTTCAGGCTTTCCACCAGCCCGGACCCACACATACGAAAAGAAAAACTTCAAGCTAAACGTATTGTCGAAAGCCGTACAATATTGTCCAGAAGGATTTCCTTGGAACAGGAATATTACTACACCATTTTTTAAAACCAAAGGAGTAAAAATTACATCACGATAGTAGTTTTTCACACGACACCAGTTTGCGGCAGTTCTATATTCAATACCGAAGCACCAAAACCGGAATATTGCGATAAACCACATGACCACTGATGGGATTCTTGTATCAAACCCTACAATATCAGTACAGGCGGAAAAATCATACATCCTTTGTTCTTGGACTAATCTCTCATAAAAAGCTGAATTATTTATAATTCCAATACATGAGGGAGATTCATGATAATTGACAGCATCAATCATTTTTTGATTTTGATCATAAAACAACTGAGCACCAGCAACATATAATTCATGAGGGCCAGCATAAAAGAACCGAGTACTATGAGACTCTACCTTATGCGCCAACCTTAATTCATCCTTCAAGTTACCAGAAAAATAATGATAACCACAACCTTCTTCAGCCATCTCTTCCCAATGCCGAACATAAAAAGAACATCCCATCTTATCAACATAGTCACCTTTATTCTTATAATGCGTTCTCTCAAGAGGACCTACAGAGGTATCTTTGGGCATGCAAGCGACTGCATCCGCGACACTTATAGTTCTCGAGTTTTGCATAATCGGACCAAAAGTTCGAACCATCATTTGGTTTGCCATGTATAGATAGGGCATTTTATCCGTCAAATCTACCTTAGGAGCATTAAGCGCCTTTGCAAGCGCTTTTTCATAAGATACTTCGGAAATATCGGCAAAGGTATGAGTAGCAACAGAGCAATCAATCTTATTATAGTAAGCAAATTCTCTAAACAACTCACAATCATCCACTCTTTGTTTCAGTGGGGAGCGCAAATTTAATCGGAAAAGAATCTCAGGTGCTTGATTGCACATCTGAAATACTCTTTTGTGGCGAGATTCTACAGGAACTATACCCACAAAAGAGCTCACTCGGAGCTTCTCTAATTCGAGTGGGGGCTCTTGGACCCCCCCACGGCGTTTAAAGACATGACAGTATTTGGCAATGGTGCCACAGTCTTTTCTATCTTGTCTTCTTTCTTTTGGCATGCTAAGATCCATTTGACAGTACCTGCATCGAAAGAGCAATACCTATTCGGATTACCCTCTATATGCATACCAATCAAAAAACCTTCATCATCCAACACCGGTGAACCACTTGAACCTTTTACAGTTGAGCAGTTATGTGTGCAATTCTCCCTTGTCAACACACCCCCGCTCCGGACCCAATTTATCTTATCACCTGGAAAATTCCATCCTGTCACAACACATTTTGCATAATGTTCTTCTTTTGATAATGCAAATGATTTCAGACTAGGTGGTTTTACACATACAGTAAGATCACATTTATCTTGCATCGACCCTGGCTTCACCCCTGTTTGGTAACGCTGACCAAGAACAACAACCGGCTCGAATTTTTCACCATTTTTCGTATAAACCTGTCCACCAACTTGATGGTGCGACGGGATGCACAAATAATTAGAAAAGCCAAACCCATTTGCTCCCGGTAAGTATTTTGTTCCAACTTTTTGGTATAACGGAATTATACACTCTTGGAGTCGTGAAACATTTTCGATGCTATTAACTGTCTTGGATTCTTTCGTCTTTTTCTTCCTTGATTCATTTCTCTTTTGAGATCGAGTTTTCTTTTTCTTTTCCTCTACTTTTGCTTCCGCTACAGATTCTTTGACAGGCTCCGATATACGATCTCTCTGTATATCTTGAATAGTAACTGTTGATTCCACTATTTTCTGAGGAGGAACCTCCTGAGATTTATTTGGGACCATATGCTTTTTCTTCAGCCTCATTAAAGATTCTTTGTAACCTTTTCCTTCCCACCGGGCCTGGTCTTCCATGCGTAATTCGTTCATTCGGTCTCTCTCACGGGCCATATCCGATTTATCATTTATTATCTGAGAATAAAGAGGGTTCGTCTTTTCAAGAATTGAAAAGCTCATCGCTTCCTCTTCTGTCAAACCCAATTGTTTGATATCCTCTTCTGTTAACCATGATATACCAGCACGAAGTAACAAGTCAACCTTGTCCCACTTCATTTTTCTGTCTCTATGAGCGAACTTCAATTGTAACTCTTCTTCTGCTTTTTCGATTATATCATCATACTTATTATCAACATGATCATAGTCTTGCCAGCTTTTTCCTCTCTTTGCTTGGAGTACTAGCTGTCCTTGACGATTTTTAAATCGATAGCGATTTGGCGCACGGAGGCCTTCCTTAAGAGCCTTCTCCTTCTTTGGGTTCTTCTCCTTTTTCTGAACCACTTTGCTACTAAAGGGGGATGCGAGATATCCCATTTCCCAAGCATAAAAGAAACAACATGCCACAGCAAAAACTATTGAACCAACCATAAACATCATATTCTTTACATTGGTTTCTTTGACACACGACCAAATTCTTACAAAACATTGTATGATCCAAGACGAGTCTTGGCCCACAACGATTGTAGCACCTTCAGCCAAAGCAATAATTTCATCTTTGTTGTTCAGTTCCGTTTCCTTTACCGGCTTCGTATCATCAAAGCACCATTTTCGAGAAGACAAAAATGCTGCGTATTCACCAGCAATTGTTTCCAACGCCTTAGGATCCGCATTTGATTGTATAGCTTCTCTATAACGCTTATAGATCTCATCAGCTAAAGCTGGTAACTTTTCAGACTTTTGTTTATCCCAAAGTTCACGCATAACCAATGCTCTGCGCAAGGGCACAACCTGATCAAGTTTCTTAGCATATTCGGGGTCCAAATGAGATAAACTGGATAACCAGTGTACACTACACATTGCACAGTCTTCCTTCTCCGGAACCGGAGATATTTTAAGACTTGAGCAGACCGGAATCTTATATAAAACGATCAATGCCTTTATCCACAAAGCATCATCTTTCTTCGTTGCAACTTCAGGAACATCTTCTTCTTTCTCGTATTCAAACCCTATAGCAGCTCCTTTAGGAATCTCACTAGCGTCCATGAAACGAAACCAAACGCCAACATTATATAACATCTTCAAGCTCATATCAGCTAAAGTGCCTATAACGAGACCTTTTCTGGCTTCATCCAGAACTCCAGTTATTCCAAGGGCTAAAACTCCGAGCGCAAACGTGGCATATATTCCTTTAAATGCGGATACATACCAATTAGCTCGCTCAACAAAAGTTTTACCCTGCTTTTCTCCTTCTCCGCGCTTGATCTTGCCATAAAGAACAAGTAAGGCACTAGCGACCATTAAGCATATCGATGCAAAAATAGCTTTATTTAGCATAACACTAACAAACATTTTCTCAAAAATACCCATCTCGTCCCATAGCTCCTCTTTTGTCGCCTCTATGACTGGCGCCTTCACCTCTGCTGATTGGGCAGGCTGCGGAATAGCGACGGCAGGTTTTTTCTCCTCTACTTTATTCGCAGGGGGGCTTGGCTGTTGTTTACCAACAAGCGCGCCTCCACTGCTAACAAGAGAAGAGTCCGAACATGCTCGTCGCATACCCGTCATCTGTTCAGCTCCGTTTCTAACGGAATGATCTTTGTCTCCAGTAAGTTTAACCTCAAATTCACTCTTAGCGAGTAAAATTGGCTGAATTCCAGATGCATTTCCACTGGGAATTCCCATCTTCTGAGAAGCACTGGAGTCAGAAACTCCAGCATCACTAGCTTTGGAATTGGTCTTGACCAATGCCAGACTTGTATTATACTTCTCATACAATGCTCCCCAAATGGCTCCCGGTATAGCCCATGCAACTTCAACAATCGCGTGGCAAACACCTTGAGCCACCAGACCCATGCACCATAGGAATATTCGTTTGAGATTAACTCCGAAGAGTACGCCGACACATAAAAACGCAATATAGCAGATATACTGTAACATTCTGAATAAAGTTCAATAAAAAATAAATCTTTC